GGGTTGTGCTATTGCATGGTTACCAGTTTTATTGGTAGAAAATAGTCAACAACAAAGACATACAGGTGCAGCCGTTGAATCTTTTAGAAATGAAATGGTTAAAAACAATGAAGTTGGACAAAAAGTACTTTTGGCGGCAGCAGGAATAACACCAACTCAAAAAACTTTAATAATGGATAACAGAGAATGAAATTATCAATAATTAGAGAAGATGGTGCAGTTTATCAAGATGGTATTGCACATTTAAATTTAGATTTGTCTTATATTCCATCAAATGTTCACGCATTGCAATGGAGAGATACTTATGGATGGATTGAATATTCTGAAGATTCTGATGGAAATAAACAACAAAACGATAAAATTACAGTTTTACCTGAATGGGCAAATTCTGCTATTACTTCTTGGACATCAGCAAATTCAATAATTTACTCAGCAAATTCAATAAACTATTCAGCAAATACAGCAAACACTTAAAATGGAAAATCTAAAAATTACGATCCGGCCCCGAAATGTTCCTGACGTAAACCTAGAGTTCCTTACGCAATTTTACTCCGAGGCGTAATAAATAAAGAATGGCAACAACAAATTACATCTACTCAGACCTAGATATGACCTTTCTCCCATCACCGGCGACAGGTGATGTGTCAATGAAGTATAACGAACAGGCGGTCATTCGTTCTATTCGTAATCTATTATCAACCAATCTATATGAGAGATTATTTCAACCAGAGATTGGAAGCACATTAAATACACTATTATTTGAACAAGTTACATCGTTAACCGCTACTTTGATTGAAAATGAGATTGTTCGTATGATTAAAAACTACGAACCAAGGGCTAGAATTAGTCAATTAAATGTGACTGCCTTACCTGATAGTAATCAATTCAACGTGGCTTTATATGCTATTAATCTATTATTACAGAGGACCAGATAATGGCCGCAAATACGACTACCCAATTAGTAAATCTTGATTTTGATTCTTTAAAGAGTAATTTTATTACCTTTTTAAAGGGCCAAAACACTTTCCAAGACTATAATTTTGAAGGTTCAGCAATGAACCAGTTGATTGATGTTCTGACTTACAATACACAGTACAATGCCTACTATTTAAATATGGTGGCCAACGAAATGTTCTTGGATTCTGCCACACAAAGAAGTTCTGTTGTATCTCAAGCAAAATTATTAAATTATATTCCAATTTCTGCTATTGCACCTACTGCAACAGTTAATGTAACATTTACTCATGTTTCTGCCAATTCTTTGACATTACCTGCTTATCAAACATTTAGTTCATCAGCAATTAATGGCGTAAACTATACTTTTGTTAATCCAGATTCTTATACAGTCAATGTTACCAATAATACTGCTGTATTTCCTAATGTACAAATCAAACAAGGTGTATACGCCACATATCGTTTTAATGTGAGTTCTGCAACAAATCCAAATTACATCTTTGAAATTCCTGATAATGCTATCGATACAACTAGTTTACAGGTAATTGTACAGACATCTTCTTCAAATTCTTCATATACCATTTATAATCAGGCGATGCCTTCTGATTACTTAACATTAAATTCTTCTTCACAAGTTTATTTCTTACAAGAAGCATTGAATGGTAATTATCAAATCTATTTTGGTGATGGAATCTTAGGACAACAATTAACTGATGGTAACATTGTAATTGTTAATTATGTCTCAACAGAAGGTACTGCGGCTGCGGGCGCCAACTCATTTGTATTATTGAATAATGTTTCTGGTTATTCTCCATCTTCAGTAACTTCAATTGCTGCGGCATCAGCAGGTTCAAATAAAGAGTCTATTGATTCTATTAAGTTTCAAGCACCTAAAGCCTTTGCTGCACAAGGTCGTGCTGTTAGTAAAAACGATTACATTACTGCCATTCAGCAGAATAATCAAGGTTTCTCATTTGATGCTGTAAACGTATGGGGTGGTGAAGAAAATAATCCACCAGTATTTGGTCAAGTATTTGTTTGTTTAAAACCCACAGGCTCATACAATTTAACTGTTGCACAGAAAAATGAAATCATTAACAATATTGTTAAACCTATTTCTGTATTGACTGTAACTCCTACTATTGTTGATCCTGATTATACTTACATTAAACTTGGTGTTAATGTTTTGTATGATCCAAATAAAACAATTTTAACTTCTTCTCAATTACAAACAGGTGTAACATCTGCAATTCAAGCCTTTGCTAAAGCAACATTAAATACTTTTAATTCTACATTTAATGCTTATGATTTATTGAGTACTGTTCAAAACTATGACCAGTCTATTGTTACATCAGAATATACACTTCAATTACAAAAGAAATTCTTTCCAAATTTAACCACACCAACATCTTACACATTGTCGTATAATGTGCCTTTACAACGTGGCACCTTTGGTAGTGGTATTACTAGTTCGCCGGCTTTACAATATATTGATTCTTCAAACACATCTAATATTATTGATGGTGTATACCTTGAAGAAATTCCTACACAAACATTTGGTGTTGATACTATCTCTGTTGTCAATCCTGGTTTTAATTATACAACAGCACCAATTGTAAATATTAATGGTGATGGTACTGGCGCAACTGCGGTTGCAGTTCTTTCTGGCGGTACAATTCAAAGTATTATTGTAACTAATTCAGGTAATAATTATACTTCTGCTGTTGCTACAATTACTCCTGCTGAGGGTGATACAACAGGCCAAGGTGCTTCTGTAAACGTCAATTTACAAGGTCGTTATGGTACATTAAGAAGTTATTATTTTAATCCAAAAAATGCCAAGACTATTTTAAACAGTAATGTTGGAACAATTGATTATACTAATGGCGTTATTACTTTGACTGGATTTAATCCTTATAATGTTGATAATCCATTAGGACAATTTGCTGTTACAGTAACGCCAAAAACTTCGATTATTTCATCGACATTTAGTGGCATTATTACAGTTGATGAATTTGATCCTAATGCAATTGCTGTGTCCGTAACTGCAAAAAGTTAATTAGATGTTACTCAGTAATCAAAAAACTTCACTACTAGTATCAACACAACTTCCTGCGTACATTCGGGAAGATCCTAACTATGCCAATTTTGTATTGTTCTTACAGGCATATTACGAATGGTTGGAACAACAAGATAATATCACCGATGTATCTAAGAATATATTAACTTATAAAGATATTGATTCTTTAGAAGCGGCCAATGTTGCCGTAAATGGTACAAGCAATGTTGTTGAACAATTCATTGATTACTTTCAAAATGAATTTTTATCTTATTTTCCTACCGATATTCTAGCAAATCAAACTGAAGTTATCAAACTTGCTAGACAATTATATCAATCAAAAGGTACACCTTCTTCTTATAAGTTTTTATTCCGTATTCTTTATAATACTGATGTTGATTTCTTTAATACGAAAGATGCTGTACTAAAGGCTTCTGCCGGTACTTGGTATGTACCAAAAAGTCTTTTGGTTGGTTCGGTTATATCTTCAGATATTTCTTACTGGTCCAATTTAAATGGCCGTAGAATTTTTGGTGCAACATCTAAATCAGTTGCTGTAATTGAAAATACAGTTGTTACTCCTTCACAACAAATAGAAGTATTCATTTCAAACATTGAAAGAGAATTTGAATCTGGTGAAGTAGTTTACATTCTCGATAATAATAATCAATACATTTATGACGGCAACGGAAACCAAATTACAGGCCAGATTGTAGGACAATTAACTCAAATTACTATTAATCCAAATTACAGAGGATTATATTACGCAGCGGGAAATCCAGTTATTGTTTATGGTGGTTTATTATCTGGTAGTAGTGCAGGCGCCACGGCTTCTGTTGCTAACGTAACTGCAGGTTCAATTCAGTCAATTAATACTGTTAATGGCGGTTATGGTTACACCATCTCAAATACTTTAATTAGTATTGCCAATGGCGGTGGTGCTGCAGCAAATGTGTATAGTGTCAATTCTTTATCTAGTGTTACCGGTGTAGTAAGTTTTTTACCTCAAGATTCTCTCTTGTATACTACTCCAGGAAGCGGACCAACAATTGGCAATACAACCTATTCTTTCTTTTCAAATAATAGTACAGCCAATGCCAATACAACGCTAGCAAATACATTTAGTTTTACATCGTTCTCTACTTACCCTATTGCGTCTTTAAATATTCAAATACCAGGTAGTGGTATTACCATACAACCTACTATTTCGGCAGAATCAACTTATTCAACAACAAGTTCATCTATAAATGACTTGTCTTTTATAGGTATTTTGTCCCCAATTCAAATTATTAATGGTGGTGTAGGTTATCGTGCAAATGATGTAATCAATATTATTGGTGGTTCTGGTTATGGTGCTTTTGCTAATGTATTAACCGTAAATTCTACTGGCGCCATCACTAACGTTGCTTATGTTTATCCCGTTTCTGATACACCACATCATTTCCCATTAGGCGGTATGGGCTATCGTACCGATTTGTTACCGAGAATTAATATTGCTTCATCAAATGTTAGTGCAACTGGTGCCGTATTAAGTTTACCTGGAATATTAGGAACTGGCGCATCATTCTATTCAACTACTGACCGGGCCGGTGCAATTTCTTCAATTAATGTTACTTACGTTGGTAATGATTATGTTGCAACGCCTAACGTTTCTTTAACAGTACAAGATTTGTTAGTTACAGGATTAATCCCAGCCACAATTCCTGCTTCAGGTACAATTATATACCAAGGCAATTCTTTAGCTGGTGCAAGCTATTCTTCTACTGTATATTCAACAACAGTATATCAAGGATTTACCAATCCTTTGAATACAATTTATACAATGAGGGTATATAATTATAGTTCTCAACCTAATCCTTATTCAACCATTAAAATTAGTGGTTCTACAAATTCATTCAATCTTTCATCGATTGCTGCAAACGTAATCAATTATGGTGATGGTACGGCAAGGGCAACCGCCACATTCCTTAAAGGAATTATAACTGGTGTCGGCCAGTATTTGGATAGTTCTGGTCAGTTAAGTTCTTATGATGTAATTCAAAGTGAACAATACAATAATTACACATATGAAATTACATTAGAAAAAGAGATTGCAAAGTATAAAAATACATTATTAAATTTATTACACCCAGCAGGTACTCAAGTTTTAGGTCGATATGCCTTAAAATCTAATAACAATTATGAGTTATCCGTTTCTGATGCCTTATTTACTGGACTGCCATTAAGTTATTATACAGGTACTACTGATTCAAGCGTATCTTTATCTGGTACTTTTGCTCAACCAAATACCAATGTTATTAATTTCAATAACTTGTTTGGTGCCGAACTAGATACTTTCATATTTGCTAATAGTGTTATTAGAATAACATCCACTTATGGTGATGAAATCACAGCAAATGTGGCCTATATTGCTCCAGGTCCAGCAGATGATTTATTGGCACTAACTGGTTCAGAGGACCTTTTAGCTGAAACCGGTTCTGAAGATTTCATGTTAGAAAATGACGGTACTTATATCACCGTACATGATAATATTTGGATGGCCTTTGCTAATGTGGCTTATGCTAGTGCAAATGCTGGTAGTAACAAGATAAATATAACATCATTGACAGGTTCTTTTAATATTGTAAATAATGGTAATTATACTAACCCTGCCAATCCATTATTAGACATTATTCGTATTGGTGATACTGTTCAAGTCAATAATATGACCTTTGCGGTGTCTAATATTAATTATGGAAATACTACATTATTCTTAAATGCTACTCTGCCTTATGGTGCCAATAACGCTTTATTGTCAGTCAGTAGAAATTATACAACAAGTAATGTACAAATCTTTGGACCAGTAGGATTACAGTATTTACCAGAATTTATTACAGAAGATGGCAGAACAATTATAACAGAAGATGGAAACATTCTCGTACTAGGATAAGAAATGAGCACCGTAAAGATATCACAACTACCAGTTTTTAGCATAATTAACGCTAATACCGCAAACACATTGTTTGTAGGTGTAGATATTCCTACTGACACAACCTTTCAGATGACTGCCACAACATTGGCACAAGATTTATTTTCAAATAATCCTCTTAGTGTTGGTTCAAATCCAATTTTATTATCAAATACTATTGCA